GTGCCGACAGCAAGACGGTTCAACGCCGACCCGTCCGTGACCAACAAGTCACCCTTGGTGGTTAGCGTGGATGCAATTTTGTTTGCTTGGTCTGCGTCAACTGCGGTAAACACTGGGTAGCAAGTCGCTCCAGCGGTGTGTGCCGCGGCGACGGTGCCGTCTACGCCGCGGGTGATGGAGGACAACGAACCAGAAGTACGAGAAGCGACAAGAACTTTTTCTTCTGTCGCAAGACCTGGGTCGATAACCATGTAGAACGGGCCGTTGGCTGTGGTGGGCCAGTTTGTTGTGGTGCCAGTGAGCGACATCGAGGTATCGCCAGAGGACACGTTGTTCGTCAGGGTGCAGGCAGGTGCCGCACCAGCATAAGAACGTCGTGTTGCGTAAGCCATTTACTCTCCTAGTCCTGGACCGACCTCATTGTAACAATACAAGTGCCCTCCAGGTCCCAGGTTCGCTCATAGCCGTCTTCTATCTGGAACTGCATGTCCTCCAAAATCACCGAATAGGTCTCGGTGTTTTCCTGGTAGGTGATGACTCTGGGGTTGTGAATCAGGTCTCTGAGTAGACCCATTTCGTAGTTGACATCAAAGTTGTATTCGGCGTCTTTGACTTTGAGCGTCTTGTGCATCAACAGTGGGACACGGAATACTTCGGAGCGGGCGGGTGTGGCGTAGGCACGGGCCATCCAACGGGTCATGGTCGGACCCGATGTGGCGGATGCCCTGTCTAGTTCGAACTTGAACTTGGCCTCAATGAATTTGGTTTGTGGTCCAGTGGCGACGTGCTCGATTGCGTTTGCTACGTCGTGTGGGGTTAGGGCCTCGTATGCGCTGTTGTCGATGCTGATAGATGGGGTGATTACTCCAGCGAGAGGTGTGGTTCTGATGTCGAGTTTGGCAACGAACTTGCGGTCAGGGATACCCCAACGGTAGGTGCTTGTAACAATTTCGCCTGTCTCGACCAAGTTGCCTGAGTCTTCCGCGATGATGCCGACACCACTAACCCAGAAGCACCGCTTGTCGTTGAATGTGACGAGTCCATTGACGACGTTTGTTGAGTCGTACATAAGGTCGGTTGCATAGGCTGGGGTGTTTTGCGATGTGAATGTGGACAGGTCGAGTCGTCCGAGACCGCCCGATATGCCGTCGTAGTTTGTCCACGTAAAGTAAGTAAAACGTCCTTCGCTTGTGAATTTGCGGACCACCCCAGAGGTGGGGATGATTTGTCCTGCGAGCAGGTTGCTGTTGTTGTCGGCTGACGCGAACCGTACACCCTTGTCGGTGCCGATGAGGATGAACCCGAGGTATCCAGAGATGGCGGTAACTACTTCACCTGTTGGGAGTTCGAGTGCGACAACCCCAGCGTCCAGGGTGCCGTCGGTTTTGATGGTGATTTTGTAGATGAGCGATTTCTTGCCTGCGTAGCCTGCGGCGTATACGGCGTTTTGTCCTGTGGCTACACCAACCCAACGCCACTGCTGGTCGTCGGGGGTGATGTGTGCGCTCTTTGAACCGCCTGCGCTGATGGTGTGCAAGATGTGGTCGTATGCACCGAACATAAAGTTCTTGGCAAACCCAAGCATGTAGTAACTGTCGGTTGAGTTGACAAACTTGGAACCAGAAATCGCCGAGATAGAAGAAGCGGGGTCGATGATGCGAACGCCGTCGCTGGGGAACGCCAGGTAGATGCGGCTTCCATCGGTGGCCATAGCCGCACAAGTACCGCCAGGTTCACCCGTGCAATCCGTCCATGTTGGTGACGAGGCATATGGGTCGGTGGTGAACTTGACGTCAGCATCAAGTGACGCATAGACGCGTCCGTCTTGCACAACCACATGGGCTGATGTTGCCGTAGACGCCAATGATACTTTCGTCTTGTTCAACAACGTCAACTGGCCTTTGGTCCACGGGTTCACACCTTTGCTGGAAAAGAACCTGTAGTCCTGTCCTTCGGCGGTGTCGGCGTAACGCTGTCCTGCACCGTAATGCCATGACACTTCTCCTCGACGCCACAAACCCTGAGGGTTGATGGCCGCTTCACCAGGCGCGGTTGACTGGTCGACCGAGTCGCGGACACGTGCTTCGAACCCACGAGCGAACTGACCTGAACGCTGGTCAACAAGGTATGGGCGCCCGTTGATGGCGACGGGGAATACGTCGGGTACAAGTTTGGTTGACGCACCTCCTGTGTACAGGGCGGGCGCTGGGAGGAACGGGCTGGTGAACCGTGTCAGTTCGGCCACGGTTAGTCCTTAGTCAAGAAGGTGGGGTATTGCCTCTTCAGTTTGGCGGACTCGGCGATGATGCGGTCGCGGCGCATACGCACAAGGTTTGTGATGGAGCCAGCGACAGCGCCAGCGGGCACCTCTTCGGCTCGGCGGGTGTCGCCCTGAGATTCGGTGAAGTTGCGCTTCATTTCGCGTGGCGCTATCAACCTGATTTGTGCGCCCATGTTTACGATGTCGAGCATGGACTCGGCAAGCCCGCAACCCGATACGAGGTTGGTGGCTTCGGTGGCGGCGTTTGTAAAGCCAGCCTTGTACACGACACGAAGACGGCCAGGGAAAACAGACTGGTCGAATCGTAGGGCGTAGCCAGAGGGGAAGTCGTCGGTTGGCACGTTACGCATCAACTTCACTTTGCGTGCGACAGGGTAATCGTCGTCCATGTAGCGGACAGACACCTCAAGGAGGTCAATGACAGAGGTGACGTTTTCGAAGTCAATCATTCTGTCGGAACCGTTGTAGTCAATGTCTTCAGTCTTGACTTGGAATAGTCCGTGGACGGGGGAGGACAGGTCGGCCAGTTCATCGTTGATGGCTTCGAGGACTTGGGCTCGGGGAAATCGGGGCTGGACTCGGATGATTGCCCCAGAGGAATGTGAGGCGGCGGTGGTCCCGTTGTAGCCGCGTTCTACCGTCATGGTCTTGGTGCCCTGGTCGGTGTCCCAAATGTAGAAAAGTTCTGAACCGATTTCGAAAGTTTGTCCAGCGCGCAACCCATCCAGGTTGTAGGTGGTTACCACCGATGTGTCGTCGGAGTCGATGGAAACATTCAGTTTGTTGCGCTGTTCCACTGTCCCCGAAAGCAGTTGGCGCAACGTCCTGTCAATGACGGTCGCGGCAGTAGACATGGCTGGCTGATTCTACCAAGCCTTGCAGGACCAATAGCGGGCTTTGGTCTTGGGGCCAGGGTTATCGCAGTTGTGGCGGGCACGGAAGTTCTTGCGTCGCCCAGGCTGTTCTTTCTTTATGGTCATGTTCGGGTCGCCAAACATAACGCGCTTCACCTGTTCTCCAGCGGAGACATACACCACGGACTTCTTGCGCCCGTAGCCAGGCTCACCCTTGCGGATAGGGCGCGGGCTGTTCAGCGAGACGTTCTTGCCTTGGTACTTAGCCATTACGTTTCGCCCATGCGTTGTCAACAAGGTTCGGGTACGGGCGCCCAGCCTTTTTGGCGCGTGCTTTAGCCGCAGACTTCTGTGAATCGGTCAACGGGGTTGACTTCTTCTTCGGGTTTTTTGTGTCCCAGAACGCTTTCTTACTTGCCACGCTTCATCTTCTTCTTGGGCACAACCATCTTTTTGCCCGTCTTCTTCGCTTCAGCCTTAGCGGCCTTCATGCCAGCCTTACCGTAACCGAACTCTTTCTTTCCAACCTTGGGCATAACGCTCCTTTAGATTTCGAGGTAACCCGCCTCGGCGAGTACGTCCCGCACGTTCAACACTACATGATAGGTCTGCCCAGGCTGGAGGTCAATGTGGTGGGCTCCGATGTCGGCCACTATTTTGCGGGTCACACGGATGGGGGTGGTGACTTCCCCTGCCCGCACCCAGTTGGAGCCCAGTTTGACTGCCGATGGTTTGACTATCTGAAGCAGTTGGTCGGCGGCAGTATCCCAGTTGAATGCCGCAGTCTCATCCGCCCTAGCCAACGCCTGTTTGCGGTACTTGGCTGGATGCTGTCTTACGTCAAGAATCGCGGCGGCCAGTTCTTCCTTGTTGGGTTCGTACCAGTTGCCGATGTCATCCCATTTGCCCATCTTGGCTTTCTGGGGGGTGACAGAGATGCGGTGTGTGGCCAGGTCTGCGAACTCTCGATGCCCGTGGGCGTCGGTGAGGATGGTGGGTATACCAGCGGAGATTGCTTGGAGCGGCATCAACCCGAACCCTTCGCCCCTGGATGCCGACACGAACACGTCAGCGGAACGCACCAGGTTGACCTCTTCTTCCAAGGTCATCCAATCATCATGCACCACCACGTTCGGCCACTGTCTTACGTCAGGAGCGCCACGGTACGGGGGGACAATCTTCAGGTGCAATTCAGCGTCGGGCAACCCCAACTGGAGGAACACTTCAAGCACCACGTCCAAACCTTTGCGCATCCATTCTGAACCGCCCGCAACAATCTTGAACTTTTCGTTGTCAGGTCTTACGGCAGGGAACCACACCTGGCGGTCAACCCCAAGAGGTATGACATGCACGTTGTCGTGGTATTGAGAGAACAAGTCAAAATTGTGGAGGCATGGGACAATAACCGTGTCGAACTGGGGTAAGTATTCGAAGAACTTGGGTGGAAGTTTGTCTGTCTCCCACATGGTAAGAATTGTTTTCTTAGCACCATGCGGCCACCCTTTCACCATGTCTGGTTGCATCGCCCACACCGTGTGTTCGGCATGGGTATCCAACTGGATACGTTCGCCGAGGGCTTCACGCAAAGACACGAACATCCTCCCGTAGCCCACGGCTGGAAGTTCAGGGCCAATGAAGTTTAGAAATCGGGAAGAATACCTGTTTCCACTTGCCACGATTCTTTCGCTTTCTTTTCGACTTCTGCCGCGCCGTCAATCTTTTTTGGTTGAAGACCATCGGCCCTCAGCCGCTTGTATGCGGGCATGTCCTTGTTCCAGTTGCGTTCAGTCTGATTGACTTCCGCCACCCTAGCCCCACGGGTGGTGGTCGTGTTGGTACCCATGCGGACCTGTGCTACACGGCAACCGAAGCATCCTTCTACGTCAAGACCTGGATGCGTTTCCTGATGCTTTATCATTCCAATTCACTTTCGCTAGAGCGTCACGATAGTTGGCTTCAATTTGTGCGACAAGCACTTGTATCAGCCCGTTCTGTTTACGTTGGGCTGTGTGCCCGCCAATGTGTTGTTTGTACAACATCTTAGGTATCTGGACATGGGGCGCGGCAAGGATGGTCCGTACCACCAGTTCGTAGTCGTCGGCTATGGACAGGTTCGGGTTGTGCCCACCAAGCGCACGATAGGTATCTGCCCTCCAGGCGCGTACATGGTTTGGTGCCGAGACGATGTGGCTCATGGTGGTCAGGTTTATGGGTGGGGCTTGCATGACCCAGACGCCGTGTTCGTCGGACCAGTAGTGGTCGCCGTATCCGAACGCCCAGCCGTCAGGGTATTTGCCTGATTGTCCGTCGGGGAGTATTTCGCACCAGTCCGAATACACAAACCCTGCGTCAGGGTTTTCGTAGAACGCGGACGCTACTTCGCGCAGGCAGTCTGGGGTGAGTTCGTCGTCATGGTCTAGTTCCAGCAGGATGTCTCCTGTGGCGACCATGAAGGCTTTGCGTTTGACTGCACCTATAGAGCCAGAGTGGACGTGGGAGCGGTGGATGCTGACTTTGTATCGTTCATCGGAGGCGAACCCATACACCTGTTGCCACACTGCGTCGGTGGTTGAGTCGTCCCAGATGACCCATTCCCAGTTCTTGTGTCGCTGTGCTTTGAGGGACGCCCAGGTTCGGGCAAGGACATCAGGGGGTGTGTTATATGTCGTGGTTACGACCGAGATTTTCATGCCCCTCCTGGAAAATCATAAACCCAAAATTAGGTTTATCTCTTCGCCTGAAAGGCCCAAGCGTCGCAATGGTGCTTTTCGGGATTCTAATTGCTCTGCGGCCAGTTGTTCGGTTTGTCGTATATCTTCGACGATTAGTGAGTGGGCGGTTTTTTCTTCTTCGGTCATTGGTCGCACTTCGTCGCCGACTTGTGTCAATAGTTCATCGCTCATTGGTTGTATCCGTACACCGTATAGAAGCCAGTAATGTTCGCTGTCCCGAGAAATGTCATCGCGTCGAATGATGTATCAGAAAATTGCAACCCTGACCCGACCATCGCTCCAGAGAATTGTGGTGTTGGGTCGGCCGACCAAGCATGGTAAAGGACGCGAGTCCGCTTAGCAATTTTGGGCGAAATGACATCTATGGCCATAGCAAATGCGTCCTGCGTGTTATAACCAAACGTAATACTCGTCTGGTTATCGCCTCCATATACGGATGAAGTCGCATTGAAGCGGCTATTTGTCATTCCCCAGTAATACGAGGTGGTGGTATCGGTCCCCGCGGCCCTCATTCGCCCAGTCAGGGTTAGGTTTCCAGTCCCTTGTATGACGAGGACTATTCGATACGAATCGTAGGTCGACGTAAAAGTATCTGCCGCCAAACTCACCGAGGCGACGTTTGTAAATTCTGTCTTAGAGCGAACCATGATTAGACCAGCGGTAGGCACAGTGGTCGGACCGATGGTCACCCAGGTAGAACCGTTGTATGACTTCATCAAGTCGGTGTCGGTCTCGTAAATCGTTTGGCCCTCGTAAGGCGCCGCGGGGCGAGTGGTGGACGTGCACACCCCAGGCTTCAAAATAGATGAGGCACCAACAACGGAACTAAGAGGCATTACAGAACCGCCCTAATCTCGTCGATGGATAAACCTAGTGCCGCCAACTTTGCTTCAGCGGATGTTTTGGCATCGACTTTCGCTTGCTTTTCGGCTTGGATGGCGGCGAGTGTTGGTTCCCAAAGGGCGTCCAGTTCTTCTTGTGTCGGCTTAGGGGTGTCGGATAGCCATGTGAGGCCCGCATATTCGTCGCCGTTCAAAGTCCATTCGAAGCCTGCGTAGTGTCGGATAAGGACAAAGGCGTAGTCAATCATCCTGCAATCTCCATAACAGTGATAGATGATGCAACTCGCATAGACGTATCTGCGTCGGCATCAGCGGTCTCAGAACGATTCAGGAATATCGTGCCCGTCCAATCTTTCTTTTTTACTTGCAACTTGTAGGTGGTGGCCGAAGTTGTTGCTGGTGAGTCAAGAAAAACTAAAGAAGTCCTGTCTACGCCGTTCTTGTTGTTGCCACCAAAATGCACCCTTGAACGGCTACCAGCGGTGTCGCCCAAATAAATAGCGGTCGAGGCGCGCACTAATTGCACATAAAAGTAGGTGGTTCCGCCAGGTTGAAAGCAAGCAATCGCATAGTCTCCTAATACCAAGATTTTGCTATTAGTGGAACTTGGTGTGATGGTTACGGACATGCCGGTAACGTCTGTATAACTTGTGCTTGTAGTGCTAAAGGTGTCGCTTTTGACAGTGCTAACAACCTGCAACACTGAACCCGCTTTCGGGTACACGTCAGCCGTTTTATACACCCACGCACTAGAGTCGTACACCGCCACACGGTTCGTGTCTGTCTCATAAATCAGCATCCCATCAAACGGAGAAGATGGACGGTTGGTCGAGGTGCAGACTCCTGGGCGTAGACCGCGGGTAGTAGCAGAAATTGTCATTCGGGAACCGTCGCTGTCGGATTGGTAAAGTCGTCCAGTTCTTCATTGTAGACAGCCCCAAACGTCGGGTATGTCTTTCCTTCTTGACCCCTAACGCATTGAACCCAACGGCCACCAAAGCGTGCTTCTGCCCAATCCGCCTCACCGACAATCAAATCCATCACAATGTTGTTGTCATCGAGTCGAACTGCTACCCGCTCTGTCACTGTTTACTCCTGACATACGCCACACCAGACCATCCAGCGTTTGTTCCAGATGTAGCGGCCCCGCCACCACCAGTGTTGTTTGCCCCTGTTCCGAGCCCAGCGGTTCCAGATGTCCCTGCACCACCGCCGCCGCGGTATGTGGTTCCTGCGCTTTGACCCAACCATGCGGAAATGTCTTGTCCATTTCCACCTGTCAATCCGTTTGCCGCTGTTGCGGCACCACCGCCAGCGCCAGCGTTTGGGCCTGATGCCGTTCCGC